GATATAACACAGTTCCCACACAAGGTTGTTGCAAAGTATCGAAACAATGATATCAAACCGATGTTGTTCCCTAACATCATTTGGGAGGTAGCGAAGAAATATAATAATGCATTTGTTTTATGTGAGGTAAATGATATTGGAGATCAAGTTGCTTCAATTCTAAACTACGATCTTGAATATCAAAACTTGCTCATGTGCTCAATGCGTGGTAGAGCAGGTCAGATTGTAGGACAGGGATTTTCTGGCAAAAAGACTCAACTTGGAGTGAAGATGAGTAAGACTGTCAAGAAAGTCGGTGCTCTCAATCTTAAGACCATGATTGAGGAGAATAAACTTTTATTCAATGATTATGAAATCATCAGTGAGTTAACCACATTTATCTCTAAGCACAACTCATTTGAGGCTGAAGAGGGTTGTAATGATGACTTAGCAATGTGTCTTGTCATCTATGCATGGTTAGTGGCACAAGATTATTTTAAAGAACTCACCGATCAGGATGTTCGTAAGAGATTGTACGAAGAACAGAAAAATCAAATCGAACAAGATATGGCACCATTTGGTTTTATGTCAGATGGATTAGATGATGATAGTTTTACTGACAATGAGGGTGATAGGTGGTTTAAGGCTGATGAGTATGGTGATAGAGCATATATGTGGGAGTATATGTGATGGATGCTAAAATTAAAGTTATAAATCTGATAAGAATTGTTATCTGCTTTCAATTAGTGATAGTCGGAGCAACTATCATGGGTTGTTTTCTACCAGGTAAAACATGTGATTCTGATGTAAAACAGCACATTGCCAATATGATGACCGTTATCACAACATCCACATTTGCATTATACGCAGCAGAAAAATAATGGAATTTGACAAGCAGATTAAGTTAGGACATTTACTGCTTGCTGATAGAAAATGTCGAGTTTGTGGAGAGACAAAAAATTTAGTAGACGATTTTTATAGAACAAGAAAAGATAGAGGTCCAGTGGCATCATCGTATTCTTATGAGTGTAAAGAATGCACGAAGAAAAGAATTCTCAACTCTAGAAAAAACGAATCCTTGCTATGGGAATATCCAGATTGGTAGTTCACGTCATGTTTCCCCTCTGAAAGTGCCATAAATTCTAAATAATTTGTAGATAAACTGAGAATCACGGAGAAAAACATGGCGACTCCTCAATTATCTCCCGGAGTATTAATAAGGGAGGTTGACTTAACAGTAGGAAGAGCTGATAATGTATTAGATAACATTGGAGCTATCGCTGGTCCCTTTAGAATTGGTCCTGTTGACGATCCAATTGAAGTCACTAATGAGACGGATTTCATTAGTGCATTTGGCAAACCCCTTTCGACAGACGCACAATACGAATATTGGATGAGTGGAGCGTCTTTCCTCTCATATGGCGGAGTCCTCAAAGTTGTTAGGACAGATGATGATGACCTCAACAATGCCAATGCTGGCGTTGGTATGGCCAGCACGTCAGTATTAAAAATTAAAAACTACGACGACTACGATCAGAACTATAGATCTGCCACAGATTTCTATTGGGCTGCAAAGAACCCAGGTTCTTGGGCAAATGATCTTAAGGTCTGTCAGATCGATGACCTTGCTGATCAAAGAATCGGTGTTACCACGGATAACCTGAGAAATGCAGGTGCTATCATCGGATACGGTGTTACTGCACAACTTTCTGCAGTTGTTCTTCCTGGTGCTGGCACTACAACTCCTTTCACTGGTTTCCTGAAGGGCATTATCACTGGAGTTAAGACTGATTCAACTAACTCAAACAGCACAATTGACGTTAAGATTGTTGCTAGAGTTTCTGGCGCATCAACGGACTCTGGAACAGAAACCAGAATTGACTACAAAGAGAAGGCACCTGAAGCATCATTCGATACTGCAGATTCTCTGATGTTTGTCAACAACTCTGGTATTAATACCGGACTTGCTGCAACAGTTGCTACTTACACTCCAGCGAGTGTCAAAGACTGGTACAGTGAGCAGACTCTGAATCTGGAGAACTCCACAATTTATTGGAGCACAATCGCACCAAAACCTGTAACTAACCAATACACCAAGGCTAGAGGTGGTGAGGGTGATGCCCTCCACGTTGTCGTTGTTGACGACTACGGTGTTGTAACTGGTATTCAAGGTAATATCATTGAGAAGCACGTTTCTCTGTCTAAGGCAGAAGATTCAATCTCTGCAGTAAATTCTCCTCAAAAGGATTACTACAAGAACTACATTGCAGATTTCTCCACAAATCTCTTTGCTGGACACAATCCATCTGCAGCAGCAGACACGTTCCACACTACGATTGATGGTGAAACAGTTACTCCTAGAGCAACTGGATTCTCAACCAACTACACTCCATACACCACCGCAGAGGGTCTCTGGAGTCAACCTGCACAGAATAACGTATTTGCTGCTCTCGGCAACGTTACTTATTCTCTTGGCGGTGGCGAAGATTATGGTGCTGGAGTTCCTGCAAGAGGATCAAACGGTCCTATGGCCGCAACTCTTGGAAATCTGAAGACTTCTTACGATCTGTTCTCTAACAGAGATGATGAAGCAGTTGACTTCCTCATCATGGGTCCTGGTTTAGGATCTAGAGATCTTTCGCAAGCAAAAGCAAATCATCTGATTTCTCTTGCAGATCTTAGAAAAGATTGTATGGCATGTATCGGACCTCACAGACTCGATCTTGTTAATATTACAAATACTGACACACAGACTGATAACTTACTTCAGTACTACTCCTCACTCAGTTCCTCCTCGTATGCAACATTCGATTCTGGATATGCATACAAGTATGACAGATTTAACAACGAATTCCGTTTTGTTCCAACTAACGGTGATGTTGCTGGTCTAATGGTAAGAACTGCGATTAACGCATATCCTTGGTTCTCACCTGCAGGACAACAAAGAGGAATCTTGAATAACGTTGTCAAACTTGCATACAATCCAAGTAAGGCACAGAGAGATAAACTTTATCCCGCAAGAGTTAACTCCATTATCACAAAACCAGGTGTTGGAACATTACTCTTTGGTGATAAGACTGGTCTCGGATTTGCTTCTGCATTCGACAGAATCAACGTCCGTCGCTTGTTCCTTACCATTGAGCAAGCACTTGAGGGTGCTGCTGAAGCACAACTCTTTGAACTCAATGATGAGTTGACAAGAGCAAACTTCAGAAATATTGTTGAACCATTCTTGAGAGATGTTGAAGCAAAGAGAGGTATCTATGGATTCTCTGTTATTTGCGATACAACCAACAACACTCCAGATGTTATTGATAATAATGAGTTTAGAGCAGACATCTTCCTGAAGCCTGCTAAGTCCATCAACTTCGTAACCTTGACCTTCGTTGCTACACGCACTGGCGTAAGCTTTGAAGAAGTCGCAGGTAGAGTTTGATCTAGATTAATCTAAATAACAACAGGAGGATTAAAAAATGGCAACATCTAGAGAAAACAAGACTATTTCTCAATTTAAATCTGCACTCATTGGGGGCGGCGCACGCCCCAATCTATTTGAGGTAGAGATGACAACTCTCCCAGGCGGTATCGCTTGGGATGCAGACAACTTCAGATTTATGTGTAAGGCAGCAAACCTGCCTGCATCAAACATCGCAAACATCGATGTTCCCTTCAGAGGTCGTATTTTCAAAGTCGCTGGTGACAGAACCATCGATACCTGGACAATTACCATCATCAATGATGAGGGATTTGCCCTTAGAAATGCCTTTGAAGAATGGGTAGATCTGATTGCCAAACTGGACAACAACCTTGGCGCTACTCTTCCAGAATCATACATGACCAATGCGTCTGTATTCCAACTTGGTAGAGGATCTGTTGCAAGCAGCAGAGATAATGCAGGTGACAGAAATGTGGTCCTTGCAGAGTACGAATTCATCGATATCTTCCCAACGGAAGTTTCACAGATTGATCTTTCATACGATAGCAGCGACACCATTGAAGAATTTACTGTAACTTTCCAAGTTCAGTCATTCACTCTTTCTAAGGCTGGCGGTCCAAACGGTTAATAAATAGATAAAAGTTAACCGTTAATCATGTCTAAGTTATTTGGGTTCTCTATTGAGGACACAGAACCACTATCTCCAAATGCGGTTTCCCCCGTCGCTCCTAATAATGAGGACGGGGTATCCCATTACATGAGTAGTGGTTTTTTTGGTACTCATGTTGACATTGAAGGTGTTTACAAAACTGAGTTTGACTTAATTAAAAGATATAGAGAAATGGCACTTCATCCTGAAACGGATAGTGCCATTGAAGATATTGTAAATGAGGCTATCGTTTCTGATTCCAATGATAGTCCTATTGAAATTGATCTTGATAATTTAAATGCAAGTGATGGAATCAAAAATAACATCCGCAAAGAATTCAAATACATCTTAGATCTTCTAGATTTCGATAAAAAAGCGCACGAAATTTATAGAAATTGGTATGTTGATGGGCGTATTTACTATCATAAAGTAATTGATTTCAAAAAACCCGAAGAGGGAATTCAAGAATTAAGATACATTGACGCAATGAAGATGCGTCATATCAGAAAGCAAAAGAAAAAAGACGCTAATCAACAAAGACCTTCGATCTTCAAATTAGATGAAGATCCAATGGCATATAACTTCCCAGAGATTGAAGAGTATTACATCTACAATCCTAAAATGTCATATCCCACTGGGAATATGAACGCTACCGATGGAAGTCAAGGTATTAAGATTGCAAAGGATGCAATCACATATTGCACATCTGGTCTTGTAGATCGTAACAAAGGAACTGTCCTTTCGTATCTTCATAAGGCCATCAAATCAATCAATCAACTTAGAATGATTGAGGATTCTCTGGTGATCTACAGATTGTCAAGAGCACCAGAGCGTAGAATTTTCTATATTGACGTTGGTAATCTTCCTAAAGTCAAAGCAGAACAATATCTGCGTGATGTAATGATGCGTTATCGCAACAAACTCGTATATGATGCAAACACTGGAGAGATTCGTGATGACAAAAAATACATGGCAATGCTCGAAGACTTCT